TTTTAGGTAAGCGTCTCCAGCACTCTCACGGTCTGGCTGTCCGGAGGCTTGGCCGACGTTCCTACTCATCATCGCTTGCGCCATCATCTGTGCACGATTTGTCGATCAGTTTTGTTAGCGGCTCTTATTTTCTCCAACGCCACAGACGGGGAATCTAACTTCCTCTACCTACGCGAGTTGCGCAATAGCATTGTTCACAGAGGTCTTGACGTAACACAGGCAGCTACGTTCCACGGCGACTTCCCTGTTGTAGTGGCTCCGCTTCGCGTTACGAACCCGGCCGGAACAAAGCAATACGAATCGTTTGTCGCGCCCCTGTTGATTATGGTCAGGCTCTGCGAGGCCACAATCGGTCCAGAGATCGCAAAGCATCTGGAGGCAATCGGCTATCTGGAACATGCCACGTCGCAGGAGGAGATGGAAAGGCTTGCGAAGCAAGCAATCGACGAATCGACGATCCTGCCTCCGTGGGCAAAAGACGGGGCACGAGAGCATGTAGAAACGTTTGACTATGTCGATTTGCAGCGTCGGAACGCCCAGGAGCTAGTGCTCATGTTGAACACCAATGCACTGGATGAGATCACAACCCGCGAACCGATCCCTTTCTTCGAAATCACAACTTGGCCCGTCCCATAGACGCAGTCTCCGGCGTAGCACTCGCTCCTTTGTTGTAGGAAGCGGTCACACAACACCGCCCGCGTGACCCCCACGCGCGCGCACGGCACTCTGCAGGCATGGACCTCGCAGAACTCGCCCGCCTCATCGAAAACCTGATCCGCATCGGCACCGTGGCCGACGTGCGCCACGGCAACCCGCCAGCCGTACGCGTGCGCACCGGCGGCATCACCACCACCTGGCGCCCGTGGTGCGAACGCCGAGCTGGCGGCACTCGCACCTGGAACCCGCCCACCATGGGCGAGCAGGTCGTGCTGCTCTGCCCCAGCGGCGACCCATCCAACGGCATCGTGCTGTGCGCCATCCCATCTGCCGCCAACGACGTGCCGAGCCATTCGCCCAACGAGACCGTCACGCTGTACCCGGATGGCGCCCTCACCAAGTACGACCACGCCGCAGGCCTGCTCACCGTCCAAGGCGTCAAGACCGTCTTCCTGGAAGCCGCCACCAGCGTGCTGGTGAAGTGTCCGCAAACCACCTTCGACGGCGCTGTCACAGTGAAAGGGCCGTTTGCTTTCGAGTCCGGCATGACTGGCGTGGCCGGACCAAGCGGTGGCGCGACGATGCAGATCAAAGGCGACGCCGACTTCTCGGGCGAGGTGAAGTCCCAAGGCATCAGCCTGCCAAATCACGACCACATTGAACAAGGCGACGGCCAACCCGTCAGCAAGCCGCGATGACCGGCATGAACAACACCACCGGCCGCGCCGTCAGCGATGTGGCCCACATCCGGCAATCCGTGCGCGACATCCTCACCACGCCCATCGGCTCCCGCGCCATGCGGCGCGACTACGGCTCGTTGATTCCCGAGCTGATCGACCAGCCCATGAACCCCGCCACGCGCCTGCGCGTCATGTCGGCGTCGGTATCGGCGCTGGTGAAGTGGGAGCCCCGCATCCGCGTGGCATCCGTGCGCCTGGCGGTAGACGCAAACGGCACCACTGTCGCCGACATCGAGGCCGACCGCGTAGACGGCCCGCGACGCGAATCGCTTGGCTCGGTCTCCGTAGCACTCAGGGGCTGAACATGGGCGCAATCGACCTCTCACTGCTGCCAGCGCCCACCGTTGTGGAAGCGCTGGACTACGAAGCCATCCTGGCCGAACGCAAAGCGTATTTCGTCTCGCTGCATCCGGCCGATGAGCAGGATGCCGTTCGCGCCACGCTGGAGCTGGAATCCGAGCCCATCAACAAGCTGCTCCAGGAGAACGCATATCGGGAGCTTGTTTGGCGGCGCCGGGTGAACGATGCCTCGCTGGCAGTCATGCTGCCCTTTGCGAAGGGCAAAGACCTCGACAACCTGGTCGCCAACTTCAACGTCAAGCGCCTCACCGTCCTCCCGGCTGACGACACCACCGTCCCGCCCACCCCGGCCGTCATGGAGAGCGATGAGGCGTTGCGGGAGCGCGCCCAGGACGCATGGGAAGGCCTATCCGTCGCCGGCCCGGCCAAAGCGTACGAGTTCTACGCGCGCTCGGCCGACGGCCGCGTTGCAGACGCTCGCGCCACCAGCCCCGCCGGGGCCGAAGTCGTGGTCTCGGTTCTTTCCCACATCGGCGACGGCAGCGCGGACGAAAGCCTGCTGCGGATCGTATATGCCGCCCTTTCCGGGGAAGACACCCGGCCGTTGGCTGACCGGCTGAAGGTGCAGTCCGCTGCAATCGTCCCGTATCGCATACGCGCCACTGTGTACCTGGCGCCAGGCCCCGCAGCAGAGCCCATCCTCGATGCGGCCCTGAAGCACGCGACCCGCTACACCATGGCGCGGCGCCGTATCGGCCGCGACATCAACCGGTCGGCCATTACGGCAGCGCTCCACGTGGAAGGCGTGGAAAAGCTCGTGCTGGACGAACCTGTCGCCGACATCCCGCTCGACCTCACCCAGGCGAGCTACTGCACGGGCGTGGAGATCATCAACGGGGGTACCAGTGAGTGACGCCCCGCTCCTGCCGCCCAACGCGACACCGCTGGAGCGCAGAGCCGCTTCAACCGGCCAGCGCATTGAGCGCGTACCGGTGCCGCTGCGCGACCTCTGGAATCCGGCCACGTGCCCAGCCGAGCTGCTTCCCTTCCTGGCCTGGTCTTTCTCCGTCGACAGATGGAACCCGGACTGGTCGACGTCTACCAAGCGCGCCGTCACATCCGCGTCGTACCTGGTGCATCGGCGCAAAGGAACCATCGGCGCCATCCGCCGCGCGGTCGAACCGCTCGGGTTCGAGATCCGCGTCACCGAGTGGTGGCAGACGGAGCCGCCGGGGCCCCGTGGGTCTTTCAAGCTCGATGTGGAGGTCGGAGATTTCGGCATTGACGAAAGCACGCACGTCGAGCTGGAGCGCCTGGTCAACGATGCAAAGCCATGCTCGCGCCCACTGGTCGGCCTGCAAATCAGCCTCGTCACGCGCGGCGCAGACAGCACCAGTGCCGCCGCCTATCTGGGCGACACGTTGATCGTCTACCCCTACGCACCGCCAGACATCGTCGTCACGGCTACCGCCCGGTTCTCAGCCGCGACGCATCACATCGACACCCTTACCGTCCTTCAATAACTGCTATGTCGCAGACATTCTTTGTCGTCTCTACCGCTGCAGGCGAGGCTCGCGATGCCAACGCCAAAGCCCTCGGGCTGCCACGGCGCTACACCCACATGGCCGTGGGCGATGGCGGCGGTGCGCTGCCCACGCCTGACCGCAATCGCACAGCGCTCCTGCGAGAACACCACCGCGCCCCACTCAACGCGCTGTGGCAAGACGAAGGCATCCAGAGCCAATTTGTTGCCGAGCTCGTCATTCCTGAAACGGTGGGTGGCTGGTGGATTCGTGAGCTCGGTCTGTATGACGAAGACGGCACGCTTTGCTACTACGGCAACTGCCCCGAGACCTACAAGCCGCAGATGGCCGAAGGCTCCGGCAGGACACAGGTCGTGCGTATGGCCGTTCTGTCCGCCTCCGGGGCCGCCGTGGAATTGAAGATCGACCCTGCGCTCGTGCTGGCCACTCGGCAGTACGTCGATGAAGCCGCCGTCAAACAGATCGCAAAGCTGGCGGACCACCAGTTGCTGCACATGACCACTGTATTGCGATCCCTCTGTGACACGAACAGGCTCGTCCTGAAAAACCACTACCTATGAAAGGTGAAGCATGAATCTTGAACAACAACTGGCGGATGCTATCGCCGCGCAGAATGCCCTCACACAGGCGGTCGCGGCTAAGCAGGCGCAGATAGATGGCGCGACCGCCGCCCAGCAGGCAGCGTTTCTCGCATGGATGGACAACGCGAAACACCAGTTCGCATCGAACAACCTTCGCGCCCTCTTTGTCGGTGGCTCGGAGAACCGGTGGTACCCCGTGGTATTCGATCTGCCAGCCCGCGTCCTGGGTCGCCTCAACATCGGCCGCGGCGTTCACAACGATGCTGACAAGTACGGCCAGTTCAATGGCTCAATGAACTTCAGCCTCGACGTCGTCAGCGGTGAATGGGGCGGCGCACCCGGGCGTGTCATCCCGTACAGCTACCAGTATTCCCTGGGCACTGGCTTCACCAATCCCTATGTCGCCGATTTCGGACCGGACGTCTATGGCATGAAGCTCGTGGTGTATCTGCTGGGACAGCGCACCTATGACATCTCAATGTCGTGGCAAGGCGGCATGACCGCCTATACGGCAGAGAAAAACAATCTCATCTACGCCGAAATGGGCAGCGAGTACGCCGTTTATCGAGACGCCAGGACAGAAGTTGCGGCGTCCATGCTTCCCAACAACTATCTCCGTGGAGGTTAAACATGCAAGCACCGAACGAGTCCCTGGAGCTGTCCAAGCTGAGCGCAGCCCAGAAGGCCGAGCTCGTCAAACAATGGGAAGCCCAGCAGGCTCAAGTCGCCAAAGAGCGATTGAGAATGCAGATCGAAGGCGTAGCGGACACTAAAACTCGAGAAGGTGTCATATCAGACATCGTCGGCGTGATGCTTGTCGGGCTGGCCGAGCTCGTGGTTGCGCTGTCGAAGGCGAAGAGCATTGCAGACGTCAATTCTGCAGTTGAGCCTCTCTTCAAGATTGGCAGTGCCGTCGACACGGCAGTGAAATCCGGGGCATTGACGCTGCCCTACATGGTCAAGGATGGCGGAGCACAAGGCGTGCTGTCTGACATGACGAAACTGTCGAATGGCATCGCTGCGGCAATCGCAGCGTCCGAATCCGCTGCCGAATAGCAGTGCTGAGTGGGGGCCGGCGGGCGCGTTCTTGTTGTGCCCCCTCCCCCGACACCTGCCAGGGCGCGACGCGCTCGCGCGCTGCAGGCATTTCCGAGCAAGACGGCCCGTTAACCGCGGTCGTCCGTATGGCAAAAGCTAAGGCCGAAGCCGAGCCCCCCCGGATCCAGCCTAGGCTCAGGGCACGTAGTCGCTCAACGTACGAAGAGGTTCATTTGGCAAGCGCGAGCGGCTACGCTCAAGCCGGCCGGCAGCCTCACTCACAGACAGGGAAGCACCGGTCAGATAGCTATTGCTCACGTGGTTGGAAGATTTGGGGACCGGCCGGTCTTCCTGGACGGGCGATTGCGTCCACGACTCGTCGCCAATGAGCTGAAACTTCCCGTGCCGGAACCGATACTGGCTCGTCGCCCGCGACACGTTATCCAACGATATGTGAAGCGAAGAAAGGAAGAGAGAGCCTTTGCGTATTTCAACGTCTGGTGTGTGCTGCGGCCAGGGGAACGGCTCGGATTGATGCCAACTCGCCAGGGTCTGGCCGTGCGTTCCTCGAAACACCACAATCTGTTGGTCGTCGCCCTGCAGGCCAATGCACACAGCAACATCGGGCAGAAGATCGCCGTCAAGATCGCCCTCCGCCGACTCCAACACCGTTGCGCCCGGATAGTGCCCCTGTACAGCGGCGGCGATGGCCTCGGCGGAATACCTGTGCTCCGCCCCTTGGGCCTGCCCAATAGAAATCGCAATCTGCACAAGGGCCAAGCCGATTCCCGTTGCTCTCCGCATGCAATCCCCCAAAAGTCCCGTTTTTCCCGTGGTCGCAAGCGATTATGCGGCAGATGCCGCTGAAATCGTTGTGAGGTTCATCCGCACAACACCAAACGGACGACACGCTCGCGCGCGCGCCGCATCCTACCGGGACGATTCAACGTCGGCCCATCCCGGAGGAATGCATGCCCACCGACTACCACCACGGCGTCCGTGTCATCGAGATCAACGAAGGCACACGCCCCATCCGCACCATTGAAACCGCCGTCGTCGGCGTGGTGTGCACGGCCAACGATGCGGACGCGAACGCCTTCCCGCTCGACACCCCCGTGTTGCTCACCGACGTGCAAGGCGCCATCGGCAAGACCGGCGACAAGGGCACGCTCGCGCGCACGCTGCAGGCCATTGCCGACCAGACCAGCCCGCTGACCGTCGTTGTGCGTGTGGCTGAAGCCAAGGCCGAGGGCGAAACCACCAGCAACCTGATCGGCACCACCAACGACCAAGGCCGCTACACCGGCATGAAGGCGCTACTCGCCGCTCGCAACCGCTTCGGCGTCACGCCGCGCATCCTCGCCGCCCCTGGGGTCGACTCGCTGCCCGTCGCCTCCGAGCTGGCCTCCATCGCGCAGAAGCTGCGGGCCTTCGCCTATGTCAGCGCCGCCGGCTGCAACACCAAGGAAGACGTCGTCGCCTACCGCCAGAACTTCGGCGCGCGTGAACTCATGGTGCTCTGGCCCGACTTCGTCGGCTGGGACAGCGCCGCCAACGCCGAACGCACGCTCTGGGCGACCGCCCGGGCTGTCGGGCTGCGCGCCAAGATTGACTACGAGACCGGCTGGCACAAGACGCTCTCCAACGTGCCCGTCAACGGCGTCACGGGCCTGTCGCGCGACGTGTACTGGGACCTGCAGAACCCCGCCACCGACGCCGGCTACCTCAACTCACACGACGTCACCACGCTCGTCCACCAGAACGGCTTCCGCTTCTGGGGCTCGCGCACCTGCAGCGCCGACAAGCTCTTCGCGTTCGAGAACTACACCCGCACCGCCCAGGTGCTGGCCGACACGATGGCCGAAGCGCACATGTGGGCCAACGACCTCCCTATGACCCCCTCGCTCGTGCGCGACATCCTGGCCGGCCTCAACGCCAAGCTGCGCAGCCTAGTGCGCAACGGGTACCTGCTCGGCGGCGAGGCCTGGTACGACCCGGGTGTCAATGGCAAGGACACCCTCAAGGCCGGCAAGCTGGCCATCGACTACGACTACACGCCTGTCCCGCCCATGGAAGACCTGAGCTTCCGCCAGCGCATCACAGACCGTTACCTGATGCAGTTCGCCAACGCCCTCAAGGCTGCCTGAGCGGCTTCGCCCCCCCCAATCTGACAAGGAACCACCATGGCAGCCGCTCGCATTCTCGAACACTCCAACGTCTTCGCCGATGGCGTCTCGCACGCTGGTGCGCTGGAAGGAAGCCCCCTGCCCAAGCGCACCGGCAAGCTGGGGGAATACCGCGCCGGCCTGCGCGGCCTCGTGCGCAGCGGCCGCCTGCTCGACGGCGATGTGTGGTTCGACCCGGCCGTCAACGAGAAGGACGCGCTCATGGCCGGCAGGCTGGCCATCTGCTACACACCCGTCCCGCCGCTGGAAGACCTCACCTTCCGCCAGCGCATCACGGATCGCTACCTCATGCAGTTCGCCGACGCCGTTAAGGCGGCATGAGCGGCGCACCCCACTGACAAGGAACCACGATGGCACTCCCTCGCATCCTCAAACACTTCAACGTCTTCGCAGACGGCAACTCGCACGCCGGCGAGGTGGAAGAAATCACCCTGCCCAAGCTCACCCGCAAGCTGGAGGAATACCGCGCCGGCGGCATGAATGGCCCGATCGACATCGATCTCGGCAGTGAAAAGCTGGAGCTGGAAACCACCTACGGCGGCCTGATGCGCGACATCCTGAAGCAGTACGGCACCACCACCGTGGACGGTGCCCTGGTGCGCTTCTCGGGCGGCTACCAATGTGAAGACACCGGCGAGGTCGACGCCGTGGAGATCGTCGTTCGCGGCCGCCACACCGAGATCGACTTCGGCAACGCCAAGGCCGGCAGCAAAGACCCGTTCAAGGTCAAGTCGTCGCTCTCGTACTACAAGCTCTCCGTCAACGGCGAAGACTGGATCGAGATCGACCACGTGAACTTCATCGAGCGCATCTTTGGCGTCGACCGCCTGGCCCAGCAGCGCAAGGCCATCGGCCTCTGATCCCTCACCCGCCGTACAACGCGGCACCCCCCACTTTCTGAGCCTTCACCACCATGGAACAACTCACCACAAACATCACCCTCGACACCCCCATCAAGCGCGGCGACCAGGTCATCAGCGTGCTGACCCTGCGCAAGCCCGGTAGCGGCGAGCTGCGCGGCGTCAGCCTCATGGATCTCATGCGCATGGACGTGACCGCCTTGCATACCGTCCTGCCGCGCATCACCGCGCCCACGCTCACCACCGCCGACGTGAGCAAGCTCGACCTGGCCGACCTGGTCAAGATCGCCACCGAAGTGACCGGTTTTTTGCTCTCGAAGCAGGATCGGGACGAAGCCTTCCTGACCGAGTCGAAAACGCCGCCGCAGACGTTGCAGTGATTTTTGGCTTCCGCCTGGAGGAGCTGTACGCGATGAGCATTACCGAGCTGATGGAGTGGCGCGAGCGCGCACGTGAGCGCAGCGAGGCGCGCGAATGAGCGACGCCCGCCGCCTGCGCCTGGAGGTCGTGCTGCAGGCTGTCGACAAGGCCACGCGGCCTTTGCGCAGCCTGCTCAAAACCAATGACGATCTCGCACGCTCCATAAAGGCCACGCGGGACCGGCTCAAGCAGTTGGACACCCAAAACGCCAACATTGAAAGCTGGCGCAAGTTCAAAGGCGAACTCAAGGCCAACAGCCAGGCTCTGGCGGACACCGCTTCAAAAGCGAACGACCTTCAGCGGAAGCTCAAAGACCTCAACGCCGTTCCCGCGCAGAAAAAGACGCTGGACGCGCAGGTGCGCGCCAAAGAGAAAGAGCTGGACTGGGCAAGGAAGAATCTCAATGACCAGATGAGCCTGCGCACGCACTACAACCCTGCGCTGGTGGACAAATACGCCAGCGAGGTCAGCAAGCTCACAGGCCAACTTGGGCAGCTCAAGAAGGAAAGCACCGCCCTTTCCGACCTGGAGAAGACGTCCAAGCAAAAGCTCACGAAAGAGTTCGAAGCTGCAGTCAAGAAGACCAAACAGCTCAAAGAAGAACAGGCTCAACTGCGCACCAACTTGTCGGGCGTACGAAAGCGCATGGACGAAGCCGGCATCAGCACAATCGGGCTTGCCAAACACCAGGCGGCACTGCGCAAGAGCGTAAAGGATGCCAATCAAACGCTGGAGCAACAGAAAGCCCAGCTCAAGGCGGTGACCGACCGCCAGCGCCGGCTGGCGGATGCCCAGAAAGCGGCCGACCGCATGCGCACGCACGCCGGCACCTTCGCCGCCGCCGGCGCCGGTGCGTCCGTTGTGGGCGCGGCCGCCGGCGCTCCGATCTGGAAAGGCCTGGGCGAATCGAAACACTACGAACTGGAAAAGACCCGCATGGGCGCGCTCGGCCTGGGCGACGCCGCGACCAAAGAATCCATCGAGTTCGCCAAGCAGATGAAGGCCTACGGCGTCAGCCAGGTCGACAAGGCCGAGCTGATGCGCGACGCCCTGAGCACGTTTGCCGATGCGCATCACGCAGAAATGGTGCTGCCCACCCTCGCAAAGATGAAGTTCGCCAACAAGGCCGTCTTCGGCCAGGCGCAAGGGGCAGACAATGAGCGCATGTTCATGGACCTGCTCAAGGTCATCGAGCTGCGCGGCGGCTTGGCCAGCGAGGAGGAATTCCGCAACCAGGCCGACATGGTCCAACGCGTCATCACCGCGACCGGCGGCCGCGTGCAGGCCGACGAATGGCTCAACGTCATCAAGCGCGGCGGCCTGGCCGCCAAGGGCATGGAGAGCGAGGCCTTCTACTACACCCTGGAACCGCTGGTGCAGGAAATGGGCGGCAACACCGTCGGCACCGCCATGATGAGCGCGTACCAAAACCTTTACCAAGGCAAGACCACCAAGCGCACGCTCGGCAACCTCGACCGCTTCGGCCTCATCGCAGACCGCAGCAAGGTCAAGGAAGACAAAGCCGGCCAGGTCTCATTCATGGACCCCGGCGCGCTCAAGGGCGCCGATATCTTCCGCAAGGATCAATTCGCCTGGCTGGAGCAGGTGCTGCTCCCAACCCTCAAGGAAAAGGGCATCACCGAGAAAGACCAGGTGCTGGACGCCATCGGCAGCATCTTCTCCAACCGCACGGCATCAAACCTGATGTCACAGATGTACCTGCAGCGCGATCAGATCCACAAAAACATGCGGCTAAACAAGGGCGCCGCCGGCATTGACCAGCTCGACACCGCTGCCAAGGGCTTGCCGCAAGGGAAGGAGCTGGAAATGCTCGCCAAGGTGCACGACCTGCAGAAGGAGATTGGCGAGAAGGTCATGCCGCTCTACGCGCGCGCACTGGAGTGGGTGGCTGATGCCGCCGACCGTGTGACGAAGTTCATGCAGGAGAACCCCGGCGTAGCCAAGGCAATGGCCGTAGGCGTCGGCGTGCTCGCCGCCACCCTACTCACCATTGGCCCCATCCTGCTCACCATTGCATCCGTGCTGTGGCCCCTCGCCAAGCTGCGGACCATCATGGCCGCGCTCACAGGCGGCGCAAAGGGTGGCTCCATCGTCATGCGTCTGTTTGCCGGCGCCTTCAACCTGCTCATGAAGTGCGCGGGCGGCCTCGCCAAGGCACTGATGTGGGTGGCCCGCCTCGCACTCGCCAACCCGCTCCTAGCCGTCATCGCCCTGATCGCCGCCGGCGCCATCTACATCTGGCAAAACTGGGAGACCATTGGCCCCAAGCTCGCCGCCCTCTGGCAAGGCATCAAAGACGCCTTCGGCCGCGCGTGGGACTGGATCAAAGAGAAGGCCAGCGGCATTGCCGACTGGTTCAGCTCCACCAAAGACAAGCTGCTCGACGCCGGCCGCGCCATGGTCGACGGCTTGCTCAACGGCATCTCTGAGCGCTGGGCCGCGCTCAAGCAGAAGGTGGGCGAGCTGGCGGATGGCGTAGCAACCTGGTTCAAGGAAAAGCTCGGCATCCACAGCCCCAGCCGCGTTTTCGCCACGCTGGGCGGCTTCACCATGGCCGGCCTCGCCCAAGGCTTGGAAGATGGTCAGAGCGCACCCCTGCAGGCGGTGCAGAGCCTGGCGACCAAGCTGACCGGCATCGGCGCCGGCATCGCCATTGGCAGCACGGCAGCGGTGGCCGCACCCATCTCTTTCGACACCCGACCGCCACTCACCACCAGCGCGATGGCCGCGGCGCCGGCAGCTGCAGCCGCGCCCATCACTATCCACATCCACCCGCCCGCCGGCGCAGACCCGCAGGCCATCGCCCGCCTGGTGCGCGACGAGCTGCGCCAGATCGAAAACCAGCGAGCCGCCCGCCAGCGCTCGCGCCTTGCAGACAGGGACTGACCATGATGATGGCTCTGGGCCTGTTCGTGTTCAGTCTGGACACGGCGCCCTACTCCGAATTCCAACGCCAGGTTGGCTGGCGGCACCCAGGCAACAACCGCGTTGGCCGCCGGCCATCGCACCAGTTCCTCGGGCCAGACGAGGAAACCATCACGCTCTCCGGCAAGCTCTTCCCCGAGCTGACCGGCGGCGAATGGACCCTCGCCGCCCTGGAGTTGATGGCCGACAGCGGCGATGCCTTCACCCTCATCGAAGGCACCGGCCACTACTACGGCCAGTACGTCATCAACAACCTGGACACCACCCGTACCTACTTCTTCCAGGACGGCGCCGCCCGCGCGTGCGACTTCACCCTCAAGCTGACCCGCGTGGATGACGGCCTGCTCTCCAAGGTGGCCAGCGTCGCCACCACCCTGCTGCAATGACGGACAACACCGCTGCCGACCTGTCCCCCCGCCCGGCGTACCGCATCAAGGTCGGCGACAAAGACATCACCGGCCGCTTCCAGGGCCGACTCATCGAGCTGACGCTGACCGACAACAGCGGCTTCGAGGCAGACCAGCTGGACATCGAGCTGGACGACAGCGATGGCAAGCTCGACCTGCCCGAGAAAGGGGTACGCCTGTCGCTCTCGCTCGGCTGGGAAGGCGCCGGCCTGGTCGACAAAGGCACCTACAAGGTCGACGAGCTGGAGCACACCGGCCCGCCGGATCGCCTGGTCATCCGCGCCCGCAGCGCCGACATGGACGGCGGCCTCACCACCCGCCGCGAAGACTCCTACGCAGGCAAAACGGTCGCCGAAGTCGTCCAGGCCATCGCCCTGCGCAACAAGTTCACCTGGCTGGTCGGCAAGAAGCTGGCCGGCCAGGTCATCGCACACGTCGATCAGACCGGCGAGTCAGACGCCAACTTCCTCTCGCGCCTGGCGAAAGAGTTCGACGCCATCGCCACCGTCAAAAACGGCACGCTGCTGTTCATCCCCGCCGGCGAGCCGACGAGCGGGTCGGGCCTGCCGCTGCCCACCGTCAGCATCACCCGCGCATCAGGCGACACCCACACCTTCAGCGTTGCCGATCGGGAGAATTACAACGGCGTAAAAGCGCACTACCAGGACACGCGCGCTGGCGTGCGCGGCGAGGTCGTCATCGACGCTTCCAACGCCGTGGCGACGAAGGAGAAGCGCTCCGCCAAGGGGGAAAAGAAAAAGCAGGAGACGGTGCAGGCCAACCCGAACCCGGACAACGTGAAGGTGCTGCGGCACACGTACGCGTCACGGTCCAACGCAGAGCGCGCAGCGCGTGCCGAATGGCAAAAGATTCAGCGCGGCATGGCGACGTTCAACATCACGCTGGCGCGTGGGCGGGCGGAGCTGTTTCCGTCGCTGCATGCGAGGGTCAGCGGGTGGAAGCCGCAGATTGATGCGACGGGGTGGTCGGTTGCCCGTGTTATTCACAGCCTTAACGACAGCGGCTTTACCACCGCCCTGGAACTGGACATTGCTGCCGCGCGGCTGGAAGAAGGTGGTACGGGGCGCTGACGACGCGAATTCGCCCGACTCTAGCGTTCAGAGGCATCGCGATATCGGCTGAATTGATCTAGGTACGCGCCGAGTGCGTGGTTGCCATGGCGCGGATGACATCGCCGCAAAATCTCTTGTTCGTCAACCTGATCCAACATGTCCGGCTTCCCTTCCGGCCACGTAGCAAAACCATACACAACAATAAGCGAGGTGGTATTCAACGGCTGCCGCCCGGCCGGACCGGTACCGGCATAGTATGCAATATCAGTGATCCTATGCATGGCAAGGGCTAAGTAAAATCGATGCCGCCAATACTCTTCGTGATCTTCACAGACAAACTGTAGCGAACGCAGTTTGATCCTTGCCTTCAGCTTCTTGTAGCTTTCGATGTGGCGAGCCGCGGTTAACCAGTTCAGTCGATTGGGGGTCGGCGGAGCGACGTTGGCGCCATCCTCCGTCAAAGCCGCATATGCGCGCTCCAGCGCAAGTACAGCCTGATCAAGGTAGTTCTTGCTCTCCGTGTTCCTCCGCGTAAAGAGAAACGCCGCCAGAGAGATTCCAGCGGCCACAATTGAAATTGCGAGAGAGAACGTTGATGATAATGCCGTCATTGGAGCCATCGCGTCCGGTATGTTGACACTCTAGCACCGGCCTATCATTGGCCGGCAACATTACAAAGCAGAATATGGAAAGGGGGGCCTTCCGTCGTGAGCAACTACCTGTATCGGATTATGAGTTTCCCACATGTAGTAGACATGCTACAAAACGAGCGATTATTTCTATCGCATCCATCCAAGTGGGACGATCCCTATGAGTGCAAATTGGAGCACGACGCGACGAATGCATTGTTCGGCCAATGTTGGACGAAGAACTCGCAGTCCGATGCGATGTGGCGGATCTACTCGCCAGACCGGCTCGGCCTACGCATTCGAACCACTGAAGAGAAGATGCGCGACGCCCTTCGGGAAGGGTTGCGAAAAGACGGCCTGCGCCTGCGGATCGCCGAGGTCGAGTATCTTCCGTCGAAGCTCGTGAACAAGCGACTACAAAAACTGAGGGAGTCGCTGGAGTTGAATTTCGACCCGTCAACCGCGGCTGATGCGCTTCAATTGAAGCGAGAAGCCTTTGCGTATGAGGATGAGGTTCGACTGATTGTGCTGAAGAGCGGACACCAAGAATTCGCAGACTTCATACACGTTCAAGCGGACACTAGGCACATGATCGACGACATCCTGGTAGACCCGCGTGCTGATGACTGCCTCGTGGAGGCCATCACCATGTACTTCGAGAAAGCACTGAACTTCACAGGCAATATTGGTAAATCGCGGCTGTACTCACCCCAGAAGACGATCAGAGTGCCAAGGGTGGAGATCGCTACAGACGAATTGTAAGCACGCATTGCATCAGCCGCAGCGGGGACTTCTACCCGTAAGCGGCCGTCATCGTTGAGCTAGAAGTGCTATTGACCGATATTCCCGGGGGGATCACGCCATGGTCTTCGCAGTGCCAAACTTCAGCCGCAAAGGCATCAATCGTGCGGGCGCAGTTCTGATCGACACGACAGTCCCTGAAGATGCATTTTTTGATGCTGTGACGTTGATCAACCACTGGCGCGCTTGCCACGCCTATCCGGTCAATACGTTTCAGTCGACGCTCCGTTCCCGGCTGAAGAAGATTTGCCCGGAAGCTCTGGTCGCACAGCGGCTAAAGCGGGTGCCCTCCATTGTGACGAAGCTTGAGCGCAATCCGGGCATGCAACTTTCCCGCATGCAAGATATCGGCGGACTCCGAGCGGTCGTGAAGACACCACAGCAGGTAGACCTACTGCGGCAGGTCTACACTTCGGACGGCCTGACACACGAACTGGTCAAGGTCGACGACTACATATCTGAGCCAAAAGAGTCAGGTTATCGAAGCCTGCATCTAATCTACCGGTACAGTAATCCGCGTGCCCCCCAGTACGACGGCCTGCTGCTCGAACTGCAGTTTCGAACCCGCCTGCAGCATGCATGGGCAACCGCAGTGGAAACGATCGGAACCTTCATCAATCACGCGCTAAAGGCAAGTGAAGGCCCCGATGAATGGCTGCAGTTCTTTCGCACGGCCAGCGCAGCCTTCGCCCTCGCAGAGAGACTCCCTCTGCAGGCCCAATTCGCCGCGATGAAGACCGATGACCTATTGAATCTATGCGTCGCTCAAGCGGATGCGCTCAATGTTGCTAATCGTCTTTCAACTTTCGCCATCGCAACAAACGCCATCACCTCAGACACAGCCGGTGGCAGCTACCACCTTGTTACGCTCGACCCAGAACAGCGTACTGTCACCATTGATTCCTTCGGTCGCAATAGGTTGGACGATGCAAACAGCGCATACGCACGTGCCGAGCAAGCGGCCTTGCAAGCAGGAGACCGCCAGGTCGTCCTCGTTAAGACCAATTCGATCGAATCACTGCGCCGAGCATATCCAAACTATTTCCTTGATACTCGGCAATTTCTTCACGCATTGAGTCGTGTTCGCCGGGCCGCAGCCTACTTCGAAGAGCCGAAGTGAAGCGAACGATATGGAAGTGAAAGGCCTTTACGACCTCACACTGCCTTGCTTCGCCGGTGGTGCAGCTGGCTCCCAAAACGCCACACCAGCGGCGGGCGCGGGCGCGCAAACATAGAGCTGACCGTCCGCCATCCGAGCAATGCCGCCCGGTGAATGAACCTTGCCTTCGTGATGGCACAGGCTGCGCTGTAGCGCTAGCGTCGTATCCGTCGCCGGCGCTCCGGCAACAGCGAAGAAGGCTGCGACGCCGGATGCCGCCAAGGCCATCGAGCTGGTGGCGAAGAGCCACACCCGCATGCGAGCCTGTTGTTGGCGCGCCGTAGCGCAGCCCTCGCACTCCGTCACGCGGCTCATTCGACCGTCCATTGCGAGGGATTTGGCATCGTTCATCGCCGTGCCGTTGTGGTGAATATTGATCACGTTGCGTACCTGGTTGTTTGCTGTCGCGCCGTCGTGCGTGGCGTCGCCAGCAACAACCAAACCAGCATCTCCCTCAACTCTGATTTGCTTCTCTTGCATTGGCTGTTGTTGTCATAGACCGCCCCGTGGCCGGGCGCCAAAAAGCCTCCTGCAGATTCGCTCCCCAAAATGAAAAAGCCCGCCGTTCTTGTTGTGTGGCGGGCTGTGCTATATGCTGCCTCGACGTCAGGTCTTGCGCATAGGCGTTACGTCGATAACGTATTTCACTTCTCCCGGCACGACGCGATACCTCACGCGCAAACCGTCTCGCGTCATCTCGACGGGCTTTGCACGCTCTCCGTCTTTCTGGACGTTTTCCCCCAGCTCTGCGGTCGCTGTGCGCAGCCATCGCACCGGGTTAACGCCGCCATCTCCATCCCTCCACCCGGGAAAGGTGTTGGATAGGATGCGTGCGAGCTGCAGCCCGATTTGCATCGACGTTTCCTGCTCTTTCGGGCTGAAAGTAAAGACCAGCGAGTAGCGCTGCAGCACGTCGAGATCTCCCACCGCCTCCAGAGTCAGCCGCTTCGTAATGGTCAGGATTTCGCGCGGCGTGCCATCGGGCAGAGGCTCCGATTCGCGCGCAAGGGGTGACGGCACGTCGACCAACAGGGAGTCGATTGAATGCCCAATGAAGTCGGGATCGAATTTGTCCGACGTGAGAGAGGCCGAATCGGCCAGAGGAGACGCGGTACGCGGTTCGCTGCGATTTGAGGGGTGATCGCTGCACGCCATGACGAAGACGGCGCTGACGGCGATTGCAGCAGCGTGGAAGCGCGTAGAAATGCTGCGGGGGACTTGGGGCGTATATTTGGCCCCGTTAAGGCATGTGTTATCCGTGCGGGTCACGGCATTGAACTCCCTCCCGTCTTTTGTTTAGGAAACGGCTGCATACCGCGCCCCCGCGCGGCTGTTGCTCTGTGTGTGGTGTGTGTTTGCTTGCTGGCGATGTTCCCGCGCCGGTCGGCTGGCCCAGCGTCACGCTGGGCATATCAGCGATGCTGTTAGTGCACGTTCTTGGCGATGAAGTACGTTGCTGCAACCAACGCTGTGCCGAACCCACAGACGAATGACACCAGCTTCCACGTCTGAGCGTTGATCTCTTTGTGCAGGTCTTCTTTGGTTGCAAACACGGTTGGGAGCATGCCAAGCCGCGTATCGAACACATCGAGTCGCGCCTCAATCTTGGTGAGGCGATCTTTGATTTCTACGGTCGCTGTTTCCAGCTTTTCGACTCTGGTTTCCATGTCGCCATTGTAGGGCGGTCCGCCTCCTCCCGCAGGCGGCTCGATGCCGCCCATTGGCCGCAAACTACGCAGCCTTTTCTCAATGCTATGAATGTTCGACATCGTCCTTCAGTTGCAAACTCGACTCCGTCAATAAATCCAGCAGGCGTTCCGCAACGCTGGCCTTGATCTTGGCGTTCTCCGTCAACGGCTCGCCATCAGCGCTCTCTTCCTTGACCTCATTGACAAGCTGAATAGCGTATTCGCGCACCTCGGTGTACAGCGACAAATAGGCCCGCTGCATGCTCCGAGGCATTCTGGCAATCATCGCCCGCAGTTGCTCGGCGTCAGTCGTATAGCTCATTGGTCACGCTTCTTTCGGCCTTTGCCTTTGCTCATGTCGATGTTGACGGCGCCCGTCTGGTCGCCCTCAAAGTACTGTCCGATATCCCCCGCTATGCGAAGAGAAGCTGCTGGCACTGGCTGCCGGAGCCCGCTCAGTGCGCCGAGCGCGGCCTGCTTACCCCGGGCATCCAACGCGCGATACGCCGCAAGAAGCGCCGATTCATCCGGCGTCATCGCAGCCCCGCACCTCTCCCCAGTGAGCACATACGACACGTCAACGCCAACTAGGGCGATTGCGGAAAGGTAGGCAGCGTCCGGGGACCGCTCGCCCTTTTCGTAGTTCAGTTGCGCCAGCTTTCCGACGCCTCCCTCCGCCCCAAACCGCTCCTGTGTAAGACCAAGGCGCTTGCGCTCCTCGCGGAGTCTTTCGGCGATTAATAGAGTATTCATTTGAAGACCAATTTGACAGAAATTGACTTCATAGATATTCGCTTGATTACTAGAATGCTCATGTTATGCAAGATTCTCTTTCACGAGTATATCCGCCATGCCCCGTGGAAATGTCGCGAAACGTCGCGCGCCAATTGGCGTCGTGACTGACAAGCCCG